GTTAGTTGCTGTGGTCGGATCAGTTCCCGATACTGTAAAAGTTGCCGCCAATCTAGCATAACTGCCACCCGATACTTCTGTGCCACCACCGGTATCGGTGGGTGCAACAGTATAAAGTGCCAGATATAAGGTACTTGGCGCGGTATATGCACTGCCAGCAAAGACATGATTGAGAACCGCATCCTCTAAATAATCTGAAAATCCAGCCATTTTTTACTCCTAATTGTTTCCCCAATAATATACTGATTTTCTCGGTTTACCATAAGTACGCCTCCTGGGGATAAGGCTACCTTTGGCAAACTCAGCTTTCTCGGATTGCATCCTTAGTTCTTCGAGTCCTTTTTCAAATGCTGCATTGAACATTAAGGCTCGTTGATCTTCCATGAGATAAACACTTGCGTTTTTCAAACAGCCATACAAATAGACATCAGGGCTGCCGGTAGACAAGAAATTGGTTGTATCGCTGTCGGACAAAGCAGTTATCTTTGCGTAGTAAGTAAGCTGTAAATCTCTGGCGGTATCAGGAGTTGGACACAACTCCATCGTATTGTCCACAATGGCAAAATACACAGGTTGACCGGTGGTGTTATTGATGGATTTGCGGTACACATCCAGGCTCTCTATCGACATCTGAAACAATGGCCTAAAAGCATTGGTAGTAATTTCTACATTGATTACCTCAAGCCAATCAGTCGGCAAAGTCAGGTATTGTGCATCAGCACTTGCAACTGTTCGTTTAACCATGTCTGTAACCCGCAATCTGCGGTTAAACTCTGCCTCGGTCTGGTCAATGAAAAAGTCCATCTGACTCGTTAGATCGGAACGATTTAAGAAATTTGCTATCTCGGTTTTTAGTTCATCGTAAGTCATATCTTTCCTTTCCAAACCCTAAAGGCTTTATTGTCTGGATCGTTCAGCCACTTCTTCCAGGCTACTTTGTCGCTGTGCCAGCCCTCGCGTAGTGCCTTGTTCCAGACAACCATTGGTATTTCTGCCGCGTGTCTGAGTGTTTTGCCAGGCGTATTTTCGCTGAACACTTTTACCTGGTCAATCACAGGCTGCACATTCTGTTGCGTATGATAAATATTCTTATCATCTTGCGTTATAAATTCAGATTTAAAGTTGTGCTTTAAATCAACTGTTGTTCGTTTTATTGTCATGCGATGTTGGGTGCGCCTATCATTTCAGCGCACCCTAGGTTTAGCACCTATTATGATGTATTAATATCAGCGACTATTCCATGAGCAGCTTGATTGCTCATTTGTAATCCCCATTCTACAACTAGCAATTTTGTGATCGCATCTCCAATCGTAGCTATATCAATAGCTTTGAAATCTCTGAGATACGAAACCGCCAAATATTCCGGGTCAACCAGTAACAAAGATCGCTCTCTGCTAAAGTTTGATGGAACAATTTTTAGCTCGCCAAAATCACTCGCATACAGACTCACACTCGCCTCTACTGTTGTGGCATCAATAATCTGCCTAGCAGAAGAACGACCTGTGAATCCCGATATAACTGTTTTGTTATAAGGGCCACAAATCGCCAAACTCATGTCAGCACCATTTCCGAATCCTGTTTCCAGAACCCCTTTAAATAGTGCCTCGGTGAGATCGCGTTTAGTTCCATCTGTCCTTGCGGCTGAAGCTGACCCATTGGCCCCGCCTGATCCCGCAGAAACATTGGATGTAAGCCATGCCTCAAATGATCTAGTAGCTCTTACTGCAGTCACAGTTCCTGTGACTTTTGCATAGTTGCCTGACATCGCCATTTCCATATCCCTCTTTAATGCTTTCGCATTGAGAGCCATGAAATGAGCTATTTGAGATTTAACTCCGGCTGGATCTGATGCTTGCTGTGATCCGGTAGAGGTTGAATCCCTACTTTGAATCATCGCAACATTAGTCACTCGCGTTGTCGCTGTACTGGCTGCCCTTGAAAGCTCAAAGCCCTCAAGCTGACCTGTACCGACTGCGGCTGGAATTACTTCTGTTTGCCAGTCGAACACAACATTTCTGATGCTGTTTCTTCCTGCTGCCGACATCATGGGCGTATCAGTAGGAGAGATGTTGTAGATAATATCTGACAACTGCTCTCTGTCCGATGTCGCTTCATAAGTATCGATTTTTTTGTTATCGCCAGCCTGTTTATGACTGACTTCTTATACTTTAATATAAGAACGGACTATCTCATCAACCTGGTAGGTTGCCCCGCGCTCTTGGATCTTTACCATCCTCGTCTTTCTCGTTAGGACTCCTTGATCTAGTCTCTGAACCTTACAAGCATTTCTGCTTGTCTTGGCTGCTGATTGCCCTCGTCTTTCTCGTTAGGGGGTTCCAGCAATTCACGTGGTTTGCATTATTAAATTACTCTAATATGGCTCCCAATAAAGCATTGGTAACTTGCGCCATGCTGTTTTCTCCTTTCCGGTAAACCGGAAATTAAAGGTTAAAGTATTTGCTCGAAAACTTTGGCAGCGTCTTTGACTTTGCCTGATTTTCTGAGCCTCGTTTGAGCCTTTTTCAGAGATGTTGTCGTTTTTCTTTGGGTAACTGTACCTGGTCGGCCAACTCTAGCAGCGGCTTTCTGTTTTGGGTTTTTCTTGCTTGCTTTCATTGTTTTAGAATGTAGCAAACTATTTCTTAAAACCTTAACAAACCGATAATCGAAAATTTTATCCACTTCTTGTGCGCTAAAACCTAAGTCATTTATCGCGTGGTCGCGGATTGCGGTTCTTTCACTTGTGGCAAGATTTGTGTCTTTCCATTCGGGAATGGTTTTAAGCAACTCTGATTCACCGTATTTCATATAATTTGCAACTTGCTCATTATATTTTTGAGAAGATTCCTCTTTGAGTCTATCTTGCTCTGCACTAACAGCGTTCAACTGTTCCTTTTTTTCATTCCATAAATCGCGTTTCCGAACATATCCTATTGGATCTTCTGCATATTCTGTGGCCCAATCAGGCTCGTTTCCCAATTCGTTTTGCAAGTTTTGTTGCAAACGCGGTAACAATTCTGAATAGACTTTATCTTTTTCGGCTAACTCAGATCGCTGATGTGCAAGCGTTTGTTTCTCTTGCGCGAGTTCCTGTGTTTTCCTGGTGTAATCTTTTTGGCGACTGTAACCGGCTGTAAGATCGTCAAGCGTGACCTCTAATTCTTCTCCATGCACTTTAACTGCATAAAGGGGAGGTTGCTCTGGTTCTTCAAGCTCTACTTGATCTTCCTCAAGACTTTCTTCTTCGTCTGTTTCTTCGACATCCTCTTGGAGTTTTAACTCCTCGGTTTCTTCTTCAACAGTTTCATCGGCTGCATCTACTTCTTGCTTGGCTTGTCCTGGTACTTCTTCCGGCGTTTCTTCCGGGGGAGTCAGTAAAGCCTCAAAAGAGGCGGTAGCCTTATCCATATTTGATTGTAAGCCAGTCGGCTTTGCGGTATTGGCCATTTTACTATCCTAATTAATAGTGAATAATTAAAATCATTCTAACATTATTAAACGACTTTTCTCAATCTGTTTAAACTGGCTTTGGTAATCTCTCCGGTTTCCACAATGATCCTGAGATGGCGTTCTATCTCCGGCAGCAACTTAACAGACTTGTGTAACTGTTCACGTAAATCTTTTTCATCAGCCTGGGTGCGAGTCCATAAGTTGATGTATTCTTCCCTCAGTATTTTAATCGCGTTTTTAAATGTATCGCTGTTCAAGATCAGCTCTGCCTCGTTAGAACGCAGTATTTCATCCTGTTTATTTGCCATGTTAGTTTCCTCCCAATAATGCTAATAATGCCGCCATGCTCAAAGGCGTGTAATTTGATGCCTGTGTTTCACCGGTAAACGGATTCATGATTAGCGGTGCTGTGTCCATATAATTTGCGGTTTGGCCCCTCTCATACTCATAAGGCACATAACCCGGCGTATCAACTGTATAGCCCTCCGGCTTATCTACTGAATAGCTGACACCTGGGGCGATTCCGTATGTAGGCACTGGTGGGTATGCAAAAAGAACCGGATCAAAGTCAGATTCAGCTGCGGTTAAAGTAAGTTCTGGAGTAAATGGCGTTGGTGTTGGTGTGGGTGTTCCTGTACCTGTACCTGTACCTGTTCCTGTTCCTGTTCCTGTTCCTGTTCCTGTTCCTGTTCCTGTACCTGTACCTGTTCCTGTACCTGTACCTGTTCCTGTACCTGTACCTGTACCTGTTCCTGTACCTGTTCCTGTACCTGTTCCTGTTC